TGTTACTAATCTACACATCCACTAAGCCACTCCAGGTAATCTCTAAGCCCTTTAAGTATTCTTTAAGCTTCCTTTCGATAACCTCTATCTTTCTTTAATGCACCTAGTCAAACATAACATTCCCTAAATATTGTAATTCTTTTATAATATCTCTATGCTTTTATATTCCCTTAAGGTTACTTAGCTATAATTTCACTACATTTAAATCAAGTGTTACCCACCTGATTTATTTGAAGTTATTTAACATTTTAATTGTTATTAGTATAATCACTTAATAAGATTATCCATACTTAACTTATAGCGATATAAGGCTTTAGAAACATCGGCTCAATTACCAACCATTTAGGTAATGATATAAGATAAAGTATTTTGTTTGCTTACTGGTTAATCTTAAACTTACCCTATGATTTTAAACTAACTTGAAAATTTAAGTTTGGTTTTATTGACACTCATAGGATTTTGTGTTATACTTCCAACAGTTAAACAAATAACTAGGTTACGACTTACCTTAAAAGTGCCACGATAACTCATTTAGAGTTGGAGGGATTGAATACATATTATTATGTAATACTGCCCTATTAATTATATTAAACAAAGTATTAAATATAACTCTTAATTGTAGAGTAATAAAATAACTATACTAGCATATCTTAAATGTAAGATACAGACTATTAAATAAAGTTAGAATACTTAAAACTATATATGATATTGTTAAATGTAGCAACGGCGAAATTCCGAAGATTAAAATAAGACATAGCTACAATTAGGGTTATAATCCCTACAAGTCTAAAAGCCACTAAAAGGCGAAATAGTATTCTATGGATACTAATAAGTGCATAATGTGTATTTATTAGAGTTCATAGCTCAAACAAAACTAAAAGGATAGAAAAATGAATAATCAAGAGATTAAAATCACAAGTGAATTAGTAGAAGCGACAAAAGCTTTAAATGGTAACTTAATAGAAGTTAAGGAATTAAAGATAAAACAAAAGAGTTTAAAAGAGGCTTTACTAGCTAAATACTTAAAAGAAGCTAATGAGTTTGCAAAGAGTGAATTTAAATCACCTGATGGTGTAGTGTATAGCCTAAAAGCTAAAGTAAGCCACTTTACAAGTAAATTAAGTGGTCAAGCTGAAAGTAGTGAAGCTGAAAAAGCTTTAAAGATATTTATAACAATAGTTGGTAAAGGTGTTACACTTGACAAATTAACTAAACTTAAATGGTCGGACTGTGGTCAATTAGCACAATTAAACAAATCAAGAGTTAAGAAGATGGATTTTAAAGGTGATTTAGCTATTGAAATTAGAAAGCAATTAAAGAAACAAAAAGAAACTGAAACTATTAAAGCATCTAAAAAGATAGTAAAAGGCTTAAAAACTCTAAAGGCTGAAAGAAAGGCTAAATAATAGTATTGAATTTGTATTAATTACTAAAGCACTCCTAGTGCTTTATAGTGCGATAAGCAACCACTGCATACCCTAAAGGTGTTTTAAGCTCCTAGGGTATCTAAATGAATAATAAAGGATGACAATGAAAAATGTTATAACATTAAGAACTTCGGCTCAATGCCTACAATTACTAAATGAGGGTTTTACTCTTGTAAATACTCACGGTTATACGGTGTTTCTAAATAAACACAATAAACAGGTTTTAAGTAACCCTAGAAGAACTAGAACTTATAGATTTACACACCCTAACTTTTGGTCTATATATAGAGCACCTACTGAAGTAACAACATCTGGTTTAGCTTGTGATGTGTCTAATAATGTAATAGTAAAAGGTATAGAATGGATATGTAATCAACTACTGAAACTTAAAAGTAACTGAAGACTAGACATAGTAAGAGTGAGAAAGCCTAAAGCCTCTTTAAGATACTATAAGGGTCTATAAGATACTATAGTAATTACTACTATAAATAACAAATAAAGAATAAGGATAAAGAACAATGAAAGAATTAAGACTAAGTAAAGCAAATATGCTAACAAACAATAAAGAGTTTAAGAGAGAGTGTAATGACCTTAGAAAGCTACACAATGATTACATTAAACTAGATGTATTTGATGATGTATCAATAAAAACACTATCGTTAGCTATCAGTTTATATTATGACGATATGATGATTAAATATGGTGTATCATTCCTAACTATATGTCAGGTTATAAGAGTAACACCACAGACAGCTAGAAACATAACTAGAGACTATAGAAAGTTGAAGTCACCACAGAAACCTAAAAGCTATCTTATAGATAGACAACACTATGCTAGATTAATAGTTGATGGTGTTAAAACACGACAAGAGATAGCTAAACAAACAGGTTACCACTATAATACAGTTAGCTCTTGGGTAACTGATTACAAAAGATATGGTAATAAAATGACAAACCAAGCTATTGCCTTCAGAAGGGAGTTGTAAATGAGTGTAATTACTAATATACCTAATGACCTAGAGATACAAGAAGTGTATTGTCCTAGTGATAAAGCTATACAGGAGGTTATATATGCTTAATTTACCTAGAGTACAACAGATGGAAACACAAACTGGTAATAAAGTATCTAACCAGTTTATAGTGTATTGTAATGACAAAATAGTATTTCAAAGCTATAACTCAATCATAGCGATTAAATATGATGATGGTCGTATTGTATTAGGTAGTGACTGGGAGTACTCAACGACTACAGGTAAATATCGTAATCAATTCTTAGGTGAGGGTATTGCAGATACTAGAGAGAAGATTGAAAATGGTACATATAGTATCGATAGGAGTCTATAATGGAAGAGTATGCCTTCAAAGACTCTTACAAGTTTTCTGATAAGTGTCCTAACTATTCTAGGCTAGAACAATATAAAATGTTTATAGACAGTAGGTTAGAAGATATAACTAATATTCATAAAGCTATAAACGAAGCTAAACAGCATATAAGTAATATTGAGTCCTTAATTCCTATAGGTACTTATATTGATTCTGGGTTTTTAGGTTTGGATAAAATTATAGATTATGAATATGAAGGTTCACTTGAAAGTGCTTGTTATATTTTAGAGAATAGTGGTTGTGTTTACATAAAAGCTGTTAAGAAACCAACAATAACTCAAAGGATAAAGAATGTCGTTACTTAAATATGAAAATGCAAAGCTTAAAGAACAGCTTATATTCTCTATCCCAGTCTCAATGGAGATATGTGGTAGGGAGTGTAAAGGTTGTTATGCTTTAAAACCACAAGTAAGGTTTCCTAAGGTACTTGAAGCAAGAAACAGAACCTATGAGGTTACTAAAGGTGATTTATTTGTAGAGCGTATGAACTACGAACTAGCTGTATGGGAAGATAAACTTAAAAAGAAGAATGTCAAACAGCGAGTTGTAAGAATACACGAAGCTGGTGAGTTTTACTCTAAGTCCTACATCAAGAAGTGGAGACATATAGCCAGAGATAATCCTGATTGGATATTCTATAGCTTCACAAAGAGACTTAATGACTTTCCAAAGGCTTTCAAGAAGTTTAGAGCATTACCAAATGTTATGATAACTGATAGTTTGCTAGATGGTAAGGTTAATTATGGTAAACAAGATGGTGGTGGTTTGACTTTTAAGTGCCCAGCTACCTTTAGTGATGTTAAATGTAGCCCTGAAGTATGTACTTGGTGTTACGAAGCAGAAGGTGCGTGTAAAAACGGAGTGTATTTTAAGAAACATTAAGGAAGAACAGATGAAGATATTAATAACCTATGTAATGGTTGTAATTGCTCTAAGAAACAAAAGGTGTAATCGTGGTAATTGAAGATTTAAAGTGGAACGATTACAATAGATTTAATCAATCTGGGTATTCTTCACCTACTGTATTCCCACTAGAGGAAAACTACAGAAACAAGAGACTATACATAGCTGATTTAGATAGGGCAGAAGAAAGAGAAGTTAATCACCTTGAGTTCATAGAGGAACTTAAAGAAGATGCTCTTCAAGATAAGATAAACGAGGCTAGAGATATACAAGAAGAGTACATCTTAGATGATGAACAGTACAATGAAGGGTGGATATAATGTTCAAACAACAGAAAGCTAAAACTTATGGTAAGGATAAAATCAAAGACCTAACAGGTCAATGGTACCTATCAAAGAAGTATGATGGGCATCAGGTGTTTATAGAGAAAATAGGAACAGCTGTTAATTTCTACACATCTAACCACAAACAGTTTAACATAGAGGCTATTAGAGAGCCTTTAAGCCACCTAGAAGAGGACTTTGTACTGATAGGGGAGTATCTCTATGACTGTGATGGTAAACTAGGCTCAAGAGCAACTAGCACAAAAGTTACAACATTCAGAACTAACTTTGGTAAGGGGCTTGAAAACTCTAAGGAACTTGAAGAGAAAAGTAAGATTATGATATTTGATTGTATTCCAATAAGAACAGAAGAACAATTTAATTCAAGCTTTAGGGCTAGGATAGGTTATTTACAAGACTTAAAGTTACCTAAACATCTTGAGGTTGTATCTTATCAAGTAGTAGATATAGACACAGCACTCGGTTTAGTAGAGAATTGGGTAACTGGAGGCTGGGAAGGTGGTATGCTTATGCAGCCAAACAGTCCTTATCTTTATGGTAAGAGGGTTCACCACGCTGTGAAGCTTAAAGGAAGACATACAGCAGACCTTATATGTGTTAGAACAACTAACGGTACAGGTAAATACACAGGACTCATTGGAAGCCTCGTATTGATGGATAAAGCTGGAAGAACTGTAAGTGTTGGTAGTGGGCTATGTGATATAACTAGAGGTGAACCACCAGAGGATTTCATAGGTAAAGTTATTGAGATACAATATGAAAGAATAGATGAGACTTATATACAGCCAGTATATATAGGAACAAGAGCAGATAAAACAAAAGAGGAGATAGATTAATGAACAAGATACAAAGATTAGCAGTAGGTCAAATGATTGCATTTAATTACACAGATAGAGAGGGTAATAAATCACTAAGAGTTACTACAATAAATGAGATAACAGTTGAGGGTGCATTATGCTGGTGTATGACTAAATTAAACTACAGAAAGTTTCTTTATGAGTCTATGAGTGACTTAGTGATTATTGAAGCTCCTGAGGTTGATAAGAAACCAGTAGGTGTAGGTACAACAGTATATATTATTGATTTCAATGAGATATGTGCTTTCAATATAGATAGTATAACACAAGATGATGGAGGGTATAGTTACTATTTATCAAACTCAAAAGGGAATACAGTTGTAATTAACAACCCTAAACACTTCAACACAACAAAAACAGCTTGTGCAAATGAATGGTTAGAAGCTCAAGGCTTAGGTAAAATCAATGAGTGTTAAATTATTACACTCTACACCACTAGAGATAGCTGTTAAAGCTATAAGGACTTGTTGGCAATCGCAAGATAAATCGGATAATTGTGGTCCTATTGATATAGCTTTAATTGATAGGGTAGCTAATAAACATAAACACGGAAGCACAATTGAGCATTTAAGCTACACTTTTGAGATTGAGATGAGTAGAGGCTGCCTCCAAGAGTGGGCTAGACACCGTATGGCTTCTTTAAGTGTTAAGAGTTCAAGATATACCTTGAAGGAGCTTAAAGATGCTAGAGGACTTAGTAGTATTTTTGATTATGATGAAGAGAGTTTAGCACTTAAAACAGCTAGACAATTCCTGGTTTTAACTAGAGAGCTTGATGTTGATAATGCTTCAATACAAGCACTAATGAGACTACAAGATGTATTAAAAGCTGGTATAGCAAATGATAAAGCTAAATATTGTATGCCAGAAGCTTACAAAACATCTTTAGTATGGACTATAAACGCTAGAAGCTTACAGAATTTCTTAGCACTTAGAACATCTAAAGCAGCACTAGCTGAAATACGAGAATTAGCTTATGAAGTGTATGAGAATTTACCTGAAGACCATAAGTTTCTATTCAAAGAGTTCGTAAACAACAAAGAAAAGGCTTAAGATGACACAAGATGAAATACAACTAGATATTGCAGAGAAAACAAATGTAGCTAATGTATTGATTAGTAACCTAGTACATCAAACTATTGAAACAGCTAGAGCTGCAACAGAAGAGGCTTATAAAGAGCACTCAGTTGGCTTTGAGATTGCTTCACAGCAGTTAGGTAAGTTTGTATCTACTTTAATTATGGAAAATGGTAATATGCAGTTTGCATTAGATAGAAACCATATACACTTAGCACCTGAAAAGTCTGTAAATAATGTAACTTACTCTGGTGAGTCTTAAAGATACCTTAAACCAGGACATAACTAGAGAAAAGGAAACTAAATGATTGAAGTTCAGAAACAACTAGAGCAAGAAGCATATGATGTTTCTGTAATTAAGTCTCAAAACTTATTCAATAAGAATGTTGAAGATGGTCGAGGCAGTGAAACAAATGAAGGTATTATTCTTATAAAGAGAACGATACCTCCTGTAGCTAACAAAATCAACGAGTATTTAACTTCAAAGTCTTTACGAGGAGCTTCTTTCGCAACTAGAGAGCCAATTATGGATTATCTAGATAATGAAGAAACTCTAGCTTATATGGTACTTAGTGCTATAATGAACAATACATTAAATACTTGGGGTGGAAAATATCCTCTATATAATGTACCATTACTTACAGTAGCTAGAAGTATCTTAACATATATTAAACAAGAATACAAACTTGAACTGTTTAAAGGTAAAGCACCTAAACTGAATAAATATATTGATGAGAAGTACAGGAAACTTTCAGTACGAAGAAGAACCAACAAGAAGATGATGTTAGGTAAGAAGAAAATGGAGTTAGGTAATCCTGATAACATTCAAGGTCTTACTTTAGGTATTAATTTGATAGATGCTGTTATTAAATCAAACTCTGGTTTAGTACAAACTGTTGTAATTAAAACTAAAGGCAATAAGAAAAGAACACTATTAAGACTTACAGATGCTACTATAGCTATTATAGAGCAGATGAGAGACTTATCTCCATTCTTTACTTACAGTTATCCTATATTTGTTGTAAAACCTAAAGAGTGGAAAGAGTTTAGTGGTAATGGAGGTTACTATGGTGACTTTCTAAACATAGACTTAGTTAAAATGCACAATGACCGTATAAATCGTAAGATGGTTAAAGGGTATTTTGATGCTCACCCTGAGTTTTCTAAACGATATATGAATATTGTTAATGCAGTACAAAGAGTTCCTTGGAAAGTAAATACTAAGGTACTAAAGGTTCTTACAGAAGTGTATGATAAACATTTGATTGATTTCACTAAAGAGTATTCACTCATTGGTGGAGTTGCTGATGATGACCTTCCAAACCCTTATGATATTGTAACCCTTGTTGAATATGATGAAAACAACAAAGAGCCTTACATTAAGTATAGGGAAGAGATTATGAAACTTGAAGATAAGTTTAACACACTTAAATCTAAAGGACTTGTAATCAAACTAGCGATGAACACAGCTAGGAAATATAGTAAGTACGAAAATATTTACTTTAGTTATCAGGTAGATTTCAGAGGTAGATTATATCCTATCCAACCACACCTTAACCCACAAGGTGCTAAAACAGTAAAGTCTTTACTTATGTTTGCAGAAGGTAAACCTTTAGACACAGAAGAGGCAATTAAGTGGTTTAAGATACACGGTGCAAATGTCTTTGGTTATGATAAAGAGTTGTTCCCTGATAGGGTAAGATTAATAGAGGAGATGACAGATGAAATATGCAAAATTGCACAAGACCCATTGGTTAACACCAAATGGACGGATGCAGATGAACCCTATATATTTCTTGCTTGGTGTTTTGAGTATGCAGCTTGGATTAGTAATCCTAGGGATTTTAAATCACATATTCCAATAGCACTTGATGCTACTTGTAGTGGTATACAAATATATAGTGGTCTTATGAAAGATAATAAGGGAGCTAAGGCTGTCAATGTTGTCAATTCTGACAATAATCAGTCAATAGCTGACATATATGGGGAAGTAGCAACTTGTGTCAATAAGTACCTAGAGACCTTAGATTACCCTAAGACCTTTGAGTATACAACAAGTGATAAACAATCACACAGTGTAGACTTTGGAGCTATAGGTAATTCAATGGCTGGTAAGATAAACCGTAAGATTACAAAGAGGAACACTATGACTTTTCCATATAATGTATCTACCTTTGGTATGAAAGACCAGGTTATGGATGACATTATAGAACCTTATGAAGGCACTAAAAACCAGTTTTGGCTTGAAGGAGCTGAGAAGTGGCAAGTAGCTACTCTGTTATCCAAACTGAACTACAGAGGTATTGGAGAGGTTGTTGAGGGTGCTGTTGTATGTAGGGACTTCTTGAAGGGCCTTACAAAAGAGGTAGTAGCTAAAGGTAGTCATATATTCTATAAGACTCCTGTGTTTGGATTCCCTGTTGTACATCGTATTGTAAAATACAAAACAACCAGAGTTACAACAGCATTAGCTAAGTTATCTATAAGAACTCCAACAACCCAGTTGGATGGTAAGAAGATGGTTAATGGTATTGCACCTAACTATGTTCATAGTCTTGATGCTACTTTGATGTTCAGAACAGTTGAGAGACTACTACAGAGAGGTGTTACAAGCTTTGCTTTGATACACGATAGTTATGGTGTCCACGCTTCCGACACTCCAAAGTTAGCTGAAGAAGTTAGAGAGGCATACATTGAGATATTTGATGATACTCCTTTGTATGACTTTGTAGAACAAACAGCACCGTTCAAGGCACTTGAAGTACAGGATATAATGATAAACGATTTAGATTTATCCAGAGTTAGAGATAGTGCTTATATATTTAGTTAAAGGGTCATTAAATGACAAATAAAGAGAGTGTAAGGATAAATATAGCTGATGCTATAGATAGTGTGCTTATTATGAAAGACACAGAGCTTAAATTAAAAGCTTTAGTTGGAATTAAGAAAGTAGTTGATGAATTACAATATGATTTATCCCTACTTATAGGTGAGCAGACAGCTTTAATAGAAATTAATAAATTACAAAAGAAAGAGAGATAATAATATGGCAGCAATTAAAAAGCCCTTTACAATCAAAGGAAGAAAAGTAACAAGTCCTAAAGGACAATCATTATGGGCAAAGTTGGATAAACCAGACCGTGAGTACAATGCTAAAGGACAGTATAGTGTCGACCTTGTTTTAGACCCAGGTTGTACTAAAGTTAAAGCGTTCATTGAGAACCTTGAGGAACTTAGAGATACTGCTATGGAACAAGCTAACAAAGGTAAACCAAAGCCAAAACAATACAAAGCTAGACCAGTATTTAAAGAAGAGTATGATAAAGATGGTGAAGAAACTGGTAACATTGTATTCAAGTTCAAAATGAACAATGTTGATGATAGAAGAGAAGGTCAAAACAAAGTTGTGCTGGTAGGTCCAAAAGCTTCTGAAGGTGCTATTCCAATGGTTCAAATTGGTAATGGTAGTGAGATTAGATGTGTTGCATTTGCAAACCCTTACTCTATGGCTTCTGATAAAACTATAGGTGTTTCACTTATCCTTGAGAAAGTACAACTTATTGAGTTAGTTACATTCGGTGGTAATGATGATTTAGAGGATGAAGATGGAGAGATTCCTGAAACTACAGATGCTGATGGATTAGCAGATGAAGATGGTGATATTGATGAGGAAAATGGTGACTTCTAGTGGCTGTTGGGGATATACATACAATTAATGTCCCATACTTCATAACTCTTAAAAATAAGCGTTATAGTTGTAATCTAAACAGTTATAAAAACACACACTATAGGACAACTAACGCTATGAAGAAAGAGTTTAAAGAGCTTATTACAGATGATGTATTAGACCTACCAGTAATGGAAAAGGTCAAGGTACATTTTGTAATGCATTACGAGAACTCTAGGAAATTTGATATAGATAACTTCTTATCAATAGTTTCTAAGTTTTCTTGTGATGCTTTAGTTGAGTTAGGAAGACTACCAGATGATAACTTTACACATATTGTACAAGTTACAGGAACTGTAGGCTCTCTTGACAGAGACAATCCACATATAGAAATGAGGATAAAAGAAATTTAAAGGAATTAGAATGAACGAAGAATTACTGGAATACCTTAAATGGTTACAACTAGAGATTATAGAGACTATGAGAATACTCAGAGAGCAGGAGGTGTAGTAATGGAAGATACTAATTATCACGATTTAGCTGAAATGGTTATACTATGTGGTATATGGCTACAACTAAATCTTGGAGGATGTAAATGTGGAAAATAACGAAAGTGAATTTGTTGAACATTGTCCTTGTGATTCTTGTGGCTCTTCAGACGCTAATAGCTTATATTCTAATGGTTCTACCTATTGCTTCAATTGCGAAAAGTGGTGCCCACCGTCAGATGATGGAGAGTATAAAAGACCTCAACAGTCTAAGAAGCTGGTTGTAATGAGTTTAATTGATTATGACTCACAGGCTTTAAAGTCTAGGGCAATACCCAAGAGTTCCACTGAGAAGTATAGTTATGGTATTGGTAAGTTAGGTAAGGATATTTGTCAAGTAGCTACATACTATGATAAAGAGAAACAACCTGTAGCTCAGAAAATTCGGTTCAAAGATAAAACCTTTAAGTTCCTTGGAGATACTAAAGAAGCTTTGATGTATGGACAACATCTGTTCAGTTCAGGTGGTAAGAAATTAACAATTACAGAAGGAGAGATTGATGCTTTAAGTGTTAGCTCTGCTTTTGACAATAAGTATCCTGTTGTATCTATAGCAACAGGTGCTCAAAGTGCTCGTAAAGAGATAGCTAAACACCTAGAGTGGATTAGCAGTTTTGATGAGATTTACATCTGGTTTGATAATGATGAACCAGGTCGTAAAGCAACAGAACAAGTATGTAATATACTACCTATCGAAAAGGTAAGGATAATAAGACATCCAGACTATAAAGATGCTAATGAATTATTAGTATCTAAAGGTAAGCCTAGTATTATTAATGCTTTTTACAATGCAGAACCATATAAACCTGAAGGTATTTGTGTTCCACTAGATATAATGGAAGAAGCTTTAAAACCTGTTGAAGTTGGCTCTGGTTGGTTCTTTGAGAAACTTACAAATATCACTTATGGTAGAAGATTAGGTGAAGTAGTGGCACTAGGTGCTGGAGTATCTGTAGGTAAAACAGATGTTGTAATGCAATCTATAGCTTATGACTTGAAACAGAATTACAATGTAGGTACATTTATGTTAGAACAATCAACTAGAGAAACTCTATTAAGAGTAGCTGGTAAAATTGATGGCTGTTTTTATCATTTACCTAACCAAGAGACTGACCCTAAGAAGCTTGAGGCAACTATAAGGTCTATTAATGGTTTATTTATATATGATAATTTTGGTATGATAGATTGGGAGACAATTAGCTCTAAGATAAGATTTATGAAACATAGTTTTGGTGTGCAGTATTTTTATATAGATAATTTAACAGCTTTAAATGCAGCAGCAGATGATGAGCGTAGAAACTTAGATAAATTAATGGCTGAGGTAGCTGGATTAGCACAAGAGCTTAATATTTGGATACTGGTAGTTAGTCACTTAAACCCTCCTAAAAAAGGAAATAGTCACGAAGCTGGTGGTAAGGTTGAGCAGAACCAATTTACTGGGTCTCGTAGTATTATGAGATGGTCTAGTTTAATGTTAGGTGTTGAAAGAAACACAATAGCAGAAGATATTGAAGAACGCCAGAAAGGACTTATCAGAGTAATTAAAGATAGGTTTTCAGGAGAGGCTACAGGTCAAACTATTGGTTTTAGATATGACACAGATACAGGTACTCTATTAGAGAGTGATGAAATTGACCAGTTAGATGGTTTACAAGATGAAGAAGAGGATTTTTAAGATGGCATTAGTATATGATTTAGAAACAAATGGTCTCCTTAGACAAACAACAGAGATACATTGTGGAGTTATCTATGATACTAATACACAAACCTCTAAGATGTATAGTTCAAGACCTATGAAAGGGACTGATGGTACTATAGATGAAATGCTAGAGATATTACATCAAGCTGATACAATAGTTGGACACAATATAATTAAATTTGATAATGCAGTAATTAGAAAACTATATGGTATTGATTTAACCAAAGATTGTAATTGTATTGATACATTAATTTGTAGTAAGCTTATGTATCCTGATATGATGAAAGAAGATGCTAGAAGATTTGCTATGCCTAGTAAGTTAAAGGGAAGACACTCTTTAGCAGCTTGGGGTTATCGTACAAAGACTATGAAAGATGATTATAGTGGTACTTGGGATACATTAAATCAAGAAATGTTTGATTATTGTAGGCAAGATGGTGTTGCAACTAATGCTATCTATGAGAAGTTTCTTGAAAAGGGATTACCACCTCAAGAAGCCTTAGATTTAGAGAATGGTTTTGCAGATATTATAACACGACAAGAGCTTAGAGGTGTTAAGTTTGATGTTAAATCTGCACAAGCATTACATATAGAGCTTGAAGAAGCTAAGGAAGAAGCTCATAAAGCACTTATGGAAGCCTTCCCACCATTACCAATCTGGACAAAACAAGTTGAACTTAAAGTCAAGGTTAAGAAAGATGGTACAAATAGTATGGCATACCAAAAGCAGCTAGATAAAGGCTGTATGTATCACGAAGATACCTTAGAATGGGGTTTTTATGCTACAACAGAGTTTAAACCTACAAGTGGTAAACATCTTGTGTATTGGATTGAAGAACTTTATGGTAAACAGAAGTGGACTTTAACTGAAAAAGGAACACCTAAAACAGGTGGAGCTGAAATTACTGAAATGTTTAGTGATAAAGATTGGGCTAAACCATTATTACATTATATGGAAGTTAATAAACTGTTATCACAATTAGCTACAGGTAAACAAGCTTGGTTAAATCTAGTTGAAGATGATGGTAGAATTTATGGTTCTGTAGATACTTTAGGTGCTGTAACTCGTAGATGTACACACTCAAGACCTAATATGGCTCAAGTACCTTCTGTAGGTGGCTTTAAAGGTGCTGAATGTAGAAAACTATTTGTAGCTCCTAAAGGTTTTAAGATTGTTGGGTGTGATGCAAGTGGCCTAGAACTGCGTGTATTAGCTCATTTTATGGCTAAATATGATGGAGGAGCTTATGGTAAGACTATCCTCGAAGGTGATATACACACAGCGAACCAAAAAGCTGCTGGACTTCCTACTAGAAACAACGCAAAAACATTCATCTATGGGTTCTTATATGGAGCTGGAGCTGCAAAGCTTGGTGAAATCGTTGGAGGAGGATTTAAAGAGGGAGACAAACTTAAAAAAAGATTCCTTAGAAAACTCCCAGCTATCGCAAAGCTTGGAGAAGCTGTTGTTGGAGCTGTTAAAAGGAATGGAACGCTTAAAGCCTTAGATGGTAATCCTTATATGATTAGAAGTGAACACTCAGCATTGAATGTGTTACTTCAAGGTGCTGGTGCATTGGTTATGAAATACTGGTTGATTGAATATGATAAACAATTACAATCAGAGTTTAAGGTTGGAGAAGATTATGAGTTTGTGTTAAATATACACGATGAAGCTCAGGTAGAGTGTAGAGCTGAGATTGCTGAGAGAGTAGGAGAGATTGCTGAAAAGGCTTTTGAAACTATTACAGAGCAAATTGGTTTTAGAATTAAATTAGAAGGTGAAGCAAAGATAGGAGATACTTGGTATGATACACATTAATAGAGATAAAGTTTTAGGTAATATTCAAGCTAAGACTAAGAAGTATAGGAAGAAGATAGAGGATGGAGGCTTTGCAGATGAAGTAAATACTTTACTGTCTATTGTAGTTATGGAGATAGATAATGGTATACATTAAAACAAGACAAGAATATAAAGATAAATATATACCTAATACTACAAATACTAAATGTGCAATGCAGATAGCTAGTGTTATAGATGAAATCTTTAATGATATGGAGGTTAATAATGCAACAAAATAGAGGATGGTTAGGATTACCTAAATTTAGTCAAGATATGTATCAGGAGAGATACTTCCTTGACAATGAAACGTATCAAGATTGGCTTACAAGAATGAGCAGATATAGTGATGATGAAGCTATGGCTCAAAGAATTATGAAGTACATCTTTAGTTATTGGTTTCACCCTTCAACTCCTGTAAGTTCTAATGGTAATGCACCTCAAAGAGGCTTACCAATTAGTTGTTATGTTAATGAAGTAGAAGATAGTAAACAAGGTATCTTTAATAAGTTTACAGAAAACAACTGGCTAGGAGCAGAAGGTGGAGGAATCGGAACATCTTGGAGTGCTGTAAGAGCTATAGGTGAAAAGGTAGGAGCTAATGGACAAAGTTCTGGTATTATTCCATTCATTAAAGTTAGTGATAGTTCAACACTTGCAGTTAGTCAAGGTGGACTTAGAAGAGCATCACAAGCAGTTTATCTTGATGTAAGTCACCCAGAGATTGAAGAGTTTATTGATGTTAGAAGACCTACTGGTGATGGTAACCGTAGAAGTCTTAATGTACATCACGGAGTTGTATTATCTGATGCCTTTATGGAAGCTGTAGAAGCTAGAGGTACTTGGGACTTAATATCTCCTAAGACACTTAAGGTTGTAAATACAGTTGATGCCTTTGATTTATTCAAGAAGATACTTGTAAATCGTATGGAAACTGGTGAACCTTATATGTTGTTCAAAGATACTGTGAACGAACTAGCACCTTATGAATATCAAGTATTAAACAAAGAGATTACAATGAGTAATCTTTGTGCTGAGATAGCCTTACATACAGCACCTGATTATACTGGTGTATGTTGTTTAGCAAGTCTAAACCTAGAATACTGGGATGAATACAAAGATGATTTACAACAAGTTGTTTATGATTGTACTCGTTTCCTCGATAATGTTCTTCAAGACTTCATAGACCTAACAGATGGTAAAGAAGGTTTCGAAGCTGCTAGAAGGTCAGCTATAAATGAGAGGTCTTTAGGCCTTGGTGTAATGGGCTTCCATAGCTTATTACAGAAGAAGACTTTACCTTGGGAATCCCCAATGACTAAAGGATTGAACATGCAAATATTTACAGGTATAGCTTCTTGTGTTGATGTTGCTAATGAAAAAGCAGCCTTAGAGTTCGGTGAGTGTCCTATGAGTGAGGAAATATCCTCGGGTAAAAGAAATATTAATGTAACTAGCATTGCACCTACAGCATCTATAAGTACACTTTGTGGAGCTACAAGTCAAGGTATAGACCCTCGACTAGCAAATGCCTATATACATAAAACTAATATCGGTACATACACTATTAAGAATAAGTATCTTGAAGCTGTAATTAAGAAGCACTATGATACTAATGTCTTTATACAAGCAGCTTATATTTATAAAGGTTGGGCAGACTCTATATGGAAGTCAATAGTTAAAAATGCTGGAAGTGTCCAACACTTAGACTTCTTAAGCTCTTGGGAAAAGGATGTATTCAAAACAGCTATTGAGATAAATCAGTTTTCTACTGTTGATTTAGCAGCTGATAGAGCACCTTATATTACTCAGGCTCAAAGTGTAAACTTGTTTATACCAGCTGATGAAGATGTTAGGAACTTATACAATTTACACATTCGTAGTTGGAAACAGAAAATTAAATCATTATATTACTGTAGGTCAACTGCTGCTGTAAGAGCTGATAGCTCTGGGAAAGCTAGAGAGATTATAGAAGTTGACCAATGCTTAAGTTGCCAGTAAAAACTTGCAATGCCTGTGGAGTATCTAAAACTATAGATGCTTTCTGGGTTGATAAGAGGAATAAAGATGGTAGGCAAGGTAAATGTAGGACTTGTTATTCTAAGGAGAAGCCTGGTGTTAAAGCTAGGCTTAGAAATTCTATATTAATAAAAGAATACTTAGGTGGTGAGTTTAAGTGTAAACATTGTGGTTTTACACATAGTAGCTCAGTTCCCTTTGATTTCCATCATATAGACCCTACAACTAAAGAGTTTAATGTAGGACATAAAACTGCTGGTGGCTGGGAAGCTTTAAAGAAAGAAATAGATAAATGCGTGTTTCTATGTAAGAACTGCCACGCTATTGAACACGAAAGGTTAAGAAATGTCATTAATAAAACAAACAACTAAATATCCAATGTATAAGCCTATGAAGTATCAATTTGCTTATGACTACTGGAAGGCTCACGAAAAATTACATTGGACTGAGGAAGAGGTATCACTATCAGATGATATTAAAGATTTTAATAAAGGGTCTAAAGAAGAACGAGAGTTCATAACTAATGTGTTACGATTATTCACACAAAATGATATAATGGTAGGCGCTGGTTATGATGTAATGCTTAGAATATTTAAACCAACTGAAGTTCAGATGATGTTAAGAACATTTGCAAATAGAGAGAACACTCACATATCTGCTTATGCTTTACTTACAGAGACTCTAGGGTTTGGTGATGGGATTTACTCAGAGTTCCTTGAGATTCCTTTAATGGAAGGTAAAACTGAATATCTTGATAAAGCAAAAGTTAAGAAATTTGAGGATTACAAAGCTGATGGTATGACTAATGCAGAAGTTGATAATCAATTCCGTAGAGCAGTAGCTAGAATGTTAGCAGTATATGCTGGAGCTACTGAGGGTATTTCACTTACGGCACAGTTTGCTATGTTATTACAATATCAATTTCAAAATAAGTATAAAGGTGCTTGTCAAATAGTTGATTGGAGTATTAAAGATGAAGCTCAACATCAAGAGGGTAACTCACAGTTGTTTAGAGAGTACATAAGCGAGAACTTAGATATATGGGATGATGAGTTAAAGTTTGAGATTTATGAAGCAGTTAGAGAGATTGTAAGCTATGAAGAGAGTCTTGTAGATTTCTTAAACCCTCCTCATATGGATAAAGAGTTAGTGAAACAATACATAAGATATATGGCTGATGAAGCTTTAAAGATGCTTGGTATGAAAGCTAATTACAATATTGAGAGTAATCCATTACCTTATATGGATGAAGTAACAGCTGGTGTTAGTCTTGTAAACTTCTTTGAGAATAGAGTTACAGACTATGGTAAAGGAGCTTTAACAGGTTCTTGGGATGATTTAAAGGAGAATAAATAATATGCAAATAGCACAATGGAATTATGAAAGAAACAATACAAATTTTAACCCTGAACTAGAGTTAAGAATGTTACAAGAAGAAGCTCAAGAGTTTAAAGATGGGCTATATATGTACTTTGAAGTACAGAAAGGTGTTAGATTAGGGTATATTTCAGATGCTATAGTTGAAATGGTAGATGCCTGGGCTGATTATCAGTTTGTAATGGGAGGCAGTGTCTTTAAGTACCTTGGTAGTGATAGGCTATTCAACTGGGACAGTATTAGAGTACAAGAGAAATATATGTATCATATACTAACAGATGAGTTAAAGATAGAGGCTTTTACATTAAGATTATGTTTACAGGCTGTTGTAGATGCTAATAAAGCTAAAGGTACTGAAAAAGTTAACGGCAAGATACAAAAAGGCCCTGATTGGGTAGACCCTAAAGAAGTTATCAAAGGATTATTAAAGGAGAGTTTAGATGTTTAAGAAATTTGACAATGGAAAACCTAGGGTATCTTTAGTTGAGCCTAAGTTCATCTTAGGTATCGCTGAGATACTTACATTTGGTGCTGAGAAGTATGGAGTTAATAATTGGAAAGAAGCTAAACCTGAAGATATACAAAGAGTTAAAGATGCTTTATTAAGACATCAATTAGCTTATATTGATGGTGAAAAGATTGACCCTGAAAGTGGTAAACCACATATATATCATATTGGTTGTAATTTAATGTTCCTTGATTATTTTGATAGACAAGATGATTAGTAACAAAGAGAAGGTAGTGATGTTATGTCATAAGGGAATACTCCCTGACACTTTGTTGGCTAAAATAGCCGATACATATTGGAAAGAAGGAATGTAAATGATAGCGCTCATAGATGGTGATAGTATATTATATAAGGTAGGTTTTGCCCTAGAGGAAGAGTTTGAAGACGCTGAAGGAAACATAACATACAATGTAGATTTTAACAACGCTAAAGACTTCATAGATGGCTTAATAGATGGTATATTATTTAATACAGATTGTGCTAGCGTTGAGCTATGGTTAGGTGAACGAGGTACAAACTTTAGATATAAACTATCAGAGGGTCTTAAAGACCTATATAAGCACAATAGGAAAGAGTCTAGGAAACCAGATAAGTATGACGAAATGTTGAGATACATTAAGAATACTTACAAATCTATGAGTCCTATAGACTGTGAAGTAGATGATGTAGTGTGCTATAAGAAAGCAGAGAAACCTGATGACTACATATTATGTGCTATTGACAAAGATGTTCTGTATCAATCAGTTGGTAAACACTATAACTATGGGAAAGATACTTGGGTAACAGTAACACAAGAGGAGGCTATATATTATAGTTTTTTACAGACACTTACAGGAGACTCTACAGATGGCTACAAGGGGTGTAAAAACATTGGTCCAGTAAAGGCTAAGAAACTACTTGGAGCCCCAGGAGAGTTCTCCGAGAGGTCTCTGTGGGCTAAGGTACTATTAGCATATCGTAAAGCTGGTATGACACGTAAAGAAGCATATATAACTATGAGATTAGCTAATATGCACCAATTACATAGAAACAGTAATGGTAAACTTAGAATATCATTATGGACGCCTCCTAAGAAGAACGAGGAGATTATTGATGCACTTAGATTTTGATTTAATTGTAGGGTGTGCTATTATAACAAATACAATAGTACAGTTAATATGGTTTTATAGAAAAGGATAACATTATGAATGTGATATGCAGAACCTGTGGTAAGGAAAAACAAGGTAATTGTTATACATTAATTTGCTATGACTGTAGTAAAAGATAAAAGTGCTATAGACTCGTATACACAGTAGGTATAGAGCTTTTTTGAGTTTGACTGGACATAGTAAGATGAGGGAAGGATAGAGACTCTTTAAGTATCTTTAAGTATCTAAGGTACTTAGAGCATTAAATATCTTAAACTCCTTCATTTGAATAACAGCGATAGCTGTTAGGATTTCAGCAAGTACAGAGTTTTGTAATCTTTCGTGGGCGTACTATAGACCACTTGATAAAATTACATTTAATTATTATAATAAAACAAGGAGGTAAACTACAATGGCAATTAGAAAAATACCATTATACAGTAAAGATTTAATATCTGAACTAGATAAAAGATTTCCAGATGTACTAGATACAACAGGTTCTAGTAATCTATTCGATAGGGGTAAAATAGCTGGTGTAGTTGAATTACTACGGGAGTTAAAATACTTCGTTGATAAAGGGAGTTTAAAGTGAAAAAGTTTATAACCGACTATGTATCTAAATATGGTAATACTACCATTGAGACTGTAGGAACTTCATTGTCTTATGCTACAGATATATTATTTACAAAAGGAATATTAGTAGTTGTTACACCTTATACTGATTACAATCTGTTATTATTCGATATAGATTGTATACCTGATAAAATAGAGCAGCTTAGAACTTTTAGAACTGTTTGTAGATTTATAGATAATCTTGAAGAAGATTTTGCAGTTAATAGTGTTCCAGATAGGTTCAAACAATTATATATAAAACAAGGAGACACATATGTGTGGAGGAGGAGGTAGTGATACCTATCTACAGGCAGATGCCCCAGAGGTATTTAGACCTACAGCACCAGAAGTAAGTGCACCAGAGGCTATGCCCGATAATATAGACCAAGCAGGTTTTACATCAGGTGCTAAAAGAACAGAGGACGAAAAGAAGAAAGCATCAGCTGGAACTTCAAGGTTAGTCATACCTTTAACCGACTCTACAACACAGACAGGTGGTTATTCAACACCTAGAACTCCTACAGGAAGTGTATAATGTGTGGTGGTGGTGGAAGCACTTACTATGAAGATACAAGAACTGGTGTAGATAGAAGGAGATATGGTGAATTATCTAAAACAGGTTTTACCTCTAAAGATGCCTATGAGAACGCCTTAGAGGGTACGTCACTTAAACAGAGTGATTTTACTAAAACAATACAAGTTTCTGATGGTAATGGTGGTTATCAAACTAAGATAGTTGAAGATGTTGATGCTTTTAACTCTGCGTTGGCAGATAAAGGTTTAACATATAATAAAACATACGGTAGATATAGTTTAACATCAGGTGTTGACTTAGATGCAGCTAAGACTGACTGGCAAAACTATACCATTGAGAGAGAAGATATAGCTACAAATAGCGCTAAAGAAGCTAGAAGAATAGCAGCACCAGAGGACCTTACAGGTACTTCAGGTAAAGTAGATTATTCTCTAGGTATAAAAGACGATAAAGAAGATGATAAGCTATCTACTCCGACTACAACATATGATGAGTCAGCATCTACAGCGTCAACAAGTCAAGCTCTAGGTATTTATTAAGATGGCAACTATTAGTAAAGATTATCCTACAGCAGATGAGCTGAAAGAAGAATCTGGTTTAAAAGCATTATTTGATAAACTAGATGGTGACCGTATGACTAGCCTTAATAAAGCTAGAGACTGTAGTAAACTTACAATACCTAGTGTACTCCCAGATGAGAGTTTCACTGAGCAAACGAGTTTACCTGATACATACAATAGTTTAGGTGCTAGAGCTGTTAATAATCTATCTAACAAATTATTACTAGGGTTATTACCTCCTAATAGTGCGTTCTTTAGGTTAAAAACAACTGATGAAGACTCAGTAAAAACAGATGAACAAGATGGTATGGACTCTGAGATTGAAGCACAATTATCTAAGCTAGAAACTAGAATAATGTCTAAGATTGAAGCATCAGGTATGAGACCTATAGTTCATCAAGCTTTTACTAATCTTATTGTAACTGGAAATGCAGCTTTATTGTTTGAAGATGATAAAATGCACCTATATAAAGTCGATAGTTATGTTGTAATTAGAGATTTTAGTGGTGATGTAACTGATGTAGTCCTTAAGGAAGCTATAGCCTACTCAGCGTTACCTGAAGATTTAGCTAGTAAACTAGAGGTTACAGATGATGATAAAAAGAAAGATATAGAGTTATACACTAGATACATTAGACAAGGTAAGCAGTGGTTGACATATCAAGAGGTAAATACAGAGATTGTAGATGGTTCAGAACAGACTATCAAAGATAAGTATATGCCTCTTATGGTTCTACGCTGGACTAAGATAAACGGTGAACATTATGGACGAGGCTTAGTTGAACTACACCTAGGAGACTTTAGAGGTCTTGAGGGTCTTACACAAATGATGATGGAATATTCAGCCATAGCTGCTAAGGTTGTGTTTGGTATTTCCCCAGGAAGTGTTATAGAAATAGATGAGCTAGAGGAAGCCGATAATGGTGGTGTTATTGTAGGTAACTTAGAACGAGATGTAACTAGGCTATCTGTTGATAAACAAGCTGATTTACAGACACCTTTAAAGATGCTTGAAGATATAACTCGTAGGTTAGGTGCTGCTTTTTTATTACAAAGTACAACAACTAGAGATAGTGAGCGTACAACTGCACTAGAAATACAGTATCTTGCTAGAGAGCTTGAGGACGCCTTAGGTGGTATTTATAGTATTATTTCACAAGAGTTTCAATTACCTCTTATAAATATACTCATGCAGGATATGAAGATAGACCTAAAGGATATGGTAGAGCCTACTATAACAACAGGTTTATCTGCCTTAGGTAGGTCTCAAGAGCTCGAAAAACTTAGACAGTTGAATGGCTTATTAGCAGAGGTTAATCCAGAGTATGTTGTAAAATACATAAAGATGGAGGAATACCTAAAGCGTATAGGAACAGCGCTGGCTATTAAAGATGTTAATAGTTTATTTGCATCACAGGAAGAGGTGGCTGAAGAAGCCCAACAAACAGCTAATGCAGGTGTGCCCGAAATGTCACAACCTCAACAAACACAAGGATAAATAATGGCAAAATTAATTACAGATGTAAGTTATGGTAAGAGAGATAAGAAAACTGAAGTAAAAACAGGTAAGAATGGTGGTGGTTCTATAGACTTAACTACAGTAAAAACAAAGGCTTCTAAGTAATGAGTCAGGAGGCACAAGCACCAGTGGAAGGTACTATAGAATTAACTGAACACGAACAAGAAATGGTTACAAAAGTAGATGAGGTGGAGGCTAAGGCACAAGGTTTAGCTGACCCAGAGTCTGCTCCAGACTATGTTGAAACTCCTGATGTAACTCCGTCTGATACCGTTGATTATAAAGCTAAATATGAAGAGTTATTAGCTTCTAAAGAACCTACTGATGGTAGTTTAGATATTAAAGAAGAGCCTAAAATAGAGGAAACTCCTAAAGGTACTACTGAAGAACCTACAAGTTCTACACTTACTCCAGAGCAGATGGGTAAATACAATGATGAATTTACATCAAGTGGTAAACTATCTGATGAGAGTTATAAAGAGCTTAGTAAATCAGGATTATCCAAAGAGATTGTAGACACTTATATACAAGGACAATCTGCTATAAGAGAAGCACAAGCAACTAAAGTATATGATATAGTAGGTGGTGCAAATTCTTACGGTGAAATGATTACTTGGGCTAAAGATAACTGGACACCTGAACAGATTAATGTGTTTAATAATCAGGTGAACTCTGGTAATGATGCTCAGATAATGTTTGGTGTAGAAGCTTTAGCTACTCAGTTTAAAGCTGTTAAAGGTAGTCCACTTCCTTCTAGGACTCTAAAAGGAAGTTCAGGCTCTAAAGGCTCACCTAGCAATAGCTATGAGTCTAAAGACGATATGTATAAAGCTATGGACAATAAGTTATATGGTAAAGATGCTTCATATACTAATATGGTGTCACAAAAAATAGCTAACAGTAGGTTTTAGTGTATAGGGTAGGTTGTCTCTTCTTACTACCCTTGATTACAATAGAAGAGTATTTTATAAAATAGGAATTACATATGGCAATTACTGCTACAAGTTTTACATCAATCGAAGGTGGTGCTGATAGAAAAGCCCTTAACCTTAAGGTATATTCAGGGGAAGTTTTACACGCCTTTGATAAGAAAAATCTAGGTCTTGACTTAGTTAAAGTAAGAACAATCTCTAATGGTAAAAGTTCACAGTTTGTTGTAACTGGTAATATTTCAGATGCAGCAGTGACAACACACACACCAGGAGAGGATGTATCTACAACAGGTATCTTAGATAATGAGAGAGTAATCTTAATTGAAGACTTACAATATGTATCTAACTTTGTAGATAACTATGAAGAGAAAATGGCACACTTTGAAATAAGAGGTGAGTTAGCTAAAAGAAGTGGTGAAGCTTTATCAGTTAAGATTGATAAACAAGTATTTGCTACTGTGTTACTGGCTACACAATCAACAGGTATTGCTAATCAACCAGATGGTTTTGAAGTAAATAACGATGATATTGTAAATGGAGCTGATGCTGAAGCTAAAGGTAATGCTATTATTGATACTATCTTTGCAGCTAAAGCACACTTAGAGGCTAATGATGTTACTGGAGACCCAATCTTCATTACTGACCCAATCAACTACTACAACTTAGTACAATCTGCTAAAGCTGTAAATAGAGATTTCAATGGTGGTGATAACGGTTCTATCGCTAAAGGTAATGTTATTGAGATTGCTGGTATCAAAGTTGCTATGTCTAACCAATTTGGTAAAGATACAGCTGTTGATGTTGCTGGTACAGATAAGAAACTACAAGGTTTATTATTTACACAAGATGCTGTAGGTGTTGTAAAACTTATGGACATCAGTTCAGAGTCTAACTACATCCCTGAGAAACTTGGTCATTTAATGACTTCTAGTTATGCTCTTGGTATGGGTATACTAAACCCAGGTGCTTCTGTAGCAATTACAGGTGGTGATAGTTAATAGCTAATCACGATTAATGAGGGAGCTTAGGCTCTCTTATTTTTTCTGTTTAGTTTTAAAGCTAAACTAAAATTAAATAGAGGAAACAGAATGGGAATATTAAGAGAATGTAGGACTTGTGGTGTAAGAGCCTATACAGAAGACCAGTTAAACTTATTTAGAAAGAATAAGAAACTTAGATTTGGTAGAGATAATGAGTGTAAAGAATGTTTTAATAAACGAAGCTACAAGGCTAAAACACTAAAACAGGAGCGTTATCAGTGGGAAGCTGTGCAAATGCTTGGAGGTAAATGCGAGGGCTGCGATAAAGAGGCCACCAGAGATACTATGGTATGCTTTGATTTTCATCATACAGATAAAACAACTAAGGTAGCTAATGTTAGTAATATTATAAAAACTAAAACACTAGCTAAGGTACTTGAAGAAGCAGAGAAATGTATACTATTTTGTGCGTGTTGTCATAGATTACACCACCAGAAGTATGGCTATTAGGAGGAAATAACATGGATATTTACGAAGGGTGTAATCAGCTTCTAGGGGCTATAGGTGAAATACCAATAACAGATAATACTCAAGCATTGGAGGCAGATGCAACAAGTGATGTTGGTATCGCTAGAGATACTCTGTTAAGAATGAGTAAGTCAATACAACAAGAGGGTTATTGGTTTAACACGGAGAAGGGTTACCCTATGGTACCGAATACAGATGGATATATACCAATTAGTAATAGTATTTTAAGTATCTATAGTTCAACTATAATTGTTAAAGACCATAAATTATATAACACTGAGAAAAGAACATATATATTTGAAGATACACAAGAAATTGATGTAGTATTTGAAGTACAGTTTGATGATTTACCTTATGTTGTAGCTGATGTAATAGTTATGGAAGCAACTACTGTTTTCTATAATAATATTTTAGGTGATACACAAGAGCTTAGGATACTAGAGACTAATGCACAAAGGGCTCAAATATCTCTACAGAAGGCTCAAATGAAACATAAGAAAGCTAATTTAATATCTGGTAGTAAATTGTTAAATAGAACACAAAACCCTATAGGATTAATATAATGGCTTTAATAGTTAAAACATTACCTGGAGTCTATGGTGGTGTATCCAATCAGACTGAAAGCCTACGTAAAGATAATCAGGTAACTGAAATGATTAATTGTAATCCAAGCCTTGTTTCAGGTACTACACGAAGACCTAATGTAGAATACGGTGTTATAGATGTCCCTAATGACTCTAGCTTTATATATGACTACTCTAGGGACACTGGAGAGTCTCATATATTATCTTGTAATACATTAGGTGAACTTAGTGCTTATACAATAGGTGTAGGACCTGCAACAGTTACCATGGAAGCTGGTGTGGCTGAATACCTAACACATACAGATAACAAAGACCTTAATGGTATTACAATAGGAGATACAACCTTTATTGTAAACTCAACTAAGGTTGTTGGGTCTAGTTTTGTACCTGCAACTTCTATGCCTGAGCTCGATGAGATGTATAGAGGTATGGCTGGAACTTCTGAGATGCACTCAGAAAACATAGCATATTATTGGTTGTCACGCTCTAGTAACGACGAAGACCATGCCTACAGATATGTTGTTGAGCTTGATGGTGTGCAATACGACGCAGATAGCGATAAATCAGAGTATGCTGCTAGAGTTATAGCTAATAAGATTATGTATCAAAGTGAAGTTTGTAATATTACAGCAACAAAAGCTGATGAACAAGATGATTTCTTTGATATTGAGATACGGACAGGCAGTGATGTTGGTGATGGGGACCTTATAGATATTGATGGTTTTACTTGGACTTCTATAGATGGTATAATTTCTGAACCCGACGGTGATGGGGCTTTAACTTGGCATAGAAACGATGTAGGTAAATATACTGTAACTGTTAATACAGCAAATGCAGAGGAGCCAATAGCTTACATATTGAATATAGGGGAGCAAGAATTTTCTGTTGTTGTTGAGGCCACTACAAAGGCTGTGGCTGATAATTTTACGTCCCAGTTAAATGAATTTGTAGCTGCTCTTGTAACACCTACTAGAAATACTAATGGGTTTTCAACAGAAGCTTCTGGGAGTATTGTTAGAATATGGAAAGATGACTATAGCTCCTTTACATTCAACTACTGGGACTCTTGGGGTTCTTTAGCCTCATTTGGTTGGAAATATGATGTACCTAAACTTCAAGATTTACCTTCAAGTTTCCCTTGGGACGGTGCAGTTGCTAGAATAAACTCTAGCGATGGTTATTCAGGGTCTGATTATTATGTAATGAGATGGAAAGGTACTTGGCAGGAATTTACTAATGTAGCTGAATATGATACAAAGTTTACTGGGGGTGCTATTGAGGAATCAAGCAGTGACTTTATTACCTTAAATACTACAACTGTAAAACAGGTAGAATATGCTAAAGATAATGGTGATGGTACAATTACTACAACAGTTATGGATACAGTTGACGGCGTTAAAGGTATAACATCAATATTGGACTTCATAAGGTCTTATGGTGATACAGCTACACTGATATTGAGACTGTTTAAAGGTATAGATGGTAACACATATTTTGGATTTTCAAATAAATACAATATAGAGAAGTTTAAGTTTACATTTGATGATGATAGTGTATTTGAGTTATATAGTATAGATGATACTTACGATAATTATATTGAGATTGAATCTAACGATTATCCCTCAATAAGATTATTAAAGTTACTTAATAATATGCCTATAGTTGTTGAGAGGTTATCAGACGGTACATTCTTAGCAAGGTTACTAAAAACATCAGATGGTTTAAAACCACCTATTGTAGGTAATGATGACAATAACAAAGACCCTTATTTTGTAGGTAAAACAATACAACAATTATTCTATATAAATGATAGATTATGTATTGTATCAGGTGATAGTTTAACCTTTAGCGAGGTAGGTATACTGTGGAATTATTATATAACATCTATTGTTAATTTACTTGATGGTGATAGCCTTGAAGTTAAAATAGCATCTGAGAGAGTACTTGAGATACTTAAAGTTGCTATATTTCAAAGTGGCTTACTGATAATGACTTCGGAAGGACAATACATATTCAATACTGAGCTAGGTATATCACCAGCTACAGCCTTTGTTAATAAGTTATCTAACTATAGTTATAATAATGATGGAGGGACTATATATGATGGGGATAGTATTGTATTCTCTGGTAAAACTGGAGATACTGCAAGACTTTATAGATATAGGGTTGCTAGACTTACATCAGAAAATAAAGCTATAGATTTAACTATACAGGTACCAACATATATACAAGGAACTGTACAACAGATAGTTAACTACGTTGAAGATGGTACATTAATTGTTAGGGTAGATGATAGTAAGAAACTATATCTCTATCGTGAGGTAATATCAGGAGACCAGATGGTTCAGAGTTCTTGGTATAGTTGGGATTTCTCTAACATATTAACTAACGCTATTATACATATTATGGTAATAGATGATTACCTATATTTTATATCAGTTGATGGTGTGTACAAGATACCTCTTGGGATTAAAGTATTTGAAGATACATTTCAGCATATGGATTTAGGTACAACTCCTTATGAAAGTAAGATTGAGTTAACTAGATGGAGACCTAAGAAAACTACTGCTCAGGTACAAACAAGTAGAGGTAGAGTACAGTTAAGGACTCTAGGTGTGTCTTTAGAAGGTAAAGCTTCTTTAAGTATCTTTAAGGAAGATAGAGGTTTAACAATAAGTAAAGACCTTACAAACAGAAGACAAGTTAATGTGTTAAGCGATACTAATAGGACAATCCTAAGTATTGTAAATAACGAAAATAACCCTTTCACTATAAGTGCAATAACAATGAGTGGCACATATAGGGATAAAGGTAAAGAAACAATTTAAGGAGATTTAATGGCTATTACAACTGAAAGCTATAATGCTGATGGTATTAATAAGATTTACACAGTAGCTACAACGATATTATCTCAGAGCCATTGTAGAATAGATTACTACTATGATGGTTTAGACCACGAGATACCTTCAAATACTTGGGATGTTATAAACAATAGTATTGTATTTAAGGATTCTCCTACAGATGGTTATATTGTAAAGATTACAATATCAACAGATGGTGGAGGTCTCGATGCAGCTCCAAGTGCTAATAGTACTGTAGCTGCTAATATAGATAATGTAAATAAAGTAGCTAATGACTCTGTGCAGATTAATGAAATTTATAATCATAGAGATATAATTTATGCGTCTGGTGATAATGCAGATATAGCTACCACTAAGGCTAGTGAGTCCTCTATTAGCGCTACAAATGCTAGTACATCAGAAGCCAACGCTCTAAGCAGTGAGAATAAGGCTGCTTACTGGGAGGCTAGAGCTGATGACAGAGCTGCTGTAGCTAATATAGCTAAGACAGCTTCTAGGGATGCTAGAGATGAGTCTAGAGAGGCTAGAGATGCTTCAACGATAAGTGCTTCAGCTTCAGCCTCTAGTGCTACAGAAGCTTTATTGCGAGTTTGGGAAGCTGAAGCTGAAAAAATGACTGCTGATAGCTATGCAAATGAAGCTGAGGATGTTTTTGTAAAGATTTATTCTAGTAATGGTGATGGTACATTTTCATATACAGATGGTGATACCTATAGTAGTTTACACTGGAAGATAAAGGCAGATAAAGCAAATAACTATGCAACTACATTACAAACAGTTGATACTGATACTGTATATGATGATGCTTCTACAGATACAAATTATAAATTATATATTGACAATGGTGATATTGTCTTAGAGGAGATTTAATGGCAATAGGAGATAAAACTATAATAGCACCTAAGAGTTATGTTAATACTACTAGGGATGCTTTAATAGAAAAGATAGATAGAAATATATCTACGGTGGCTTCAAATGTACTATTGAGTGGTAACTTAGATATTGCTAACCAAGTGATTACTAAGAACCACGCAGTTGTTACTTATGTAGGTAACGGTGGTGACGAACATGAGATATCAACTGGAACTGGAGCTAGTGTTCCAGGAGCAATTACTTCTCTTAGTAAGACAGGTGATACAGATGATTATGCTGTAAGTGTAGAAGTAACTGTACAAGAGAACACAAAGTACACATTCGGTAGTGTTGATGTTCAAGGTGCTGGTTCAAGTAAGTATGAAGTACTTAATGCAAGTGACAGTGATAGTGTAATATGTACTAATACGCACACATTCACTACTCCAGCTGGTTGTACTAGTATTAAGATAAAAATAACACTAACAGCTGATGATAGTAGTAGAATTGTTACATTTAAAGGTTTGTTTATTCCTAAAGGAATTAGTTCTATTGATTTTACTCAGCCTAATAATGGGTCTGGATATTACAATAAAAGAGTTGGTAAAGGCTTTGCAGTTATTGCTGATGGTGCTGTAGATTTAATTGATAGCACAAACGATACTAGTGATGCTGCTAACTGGACTGCTGGAAATGATGCAAATATAACGAGTGATGGAACTACATTAAGTGTTAATGCTGATACTACAAATTATCCTTATGCTCAACAAATAATAAGTTTAACTGCTGGGGTTTATGCTTTTAGCGTAATAGGCTCTGGTGTAGCTCCAGTATTATACATATTTGACAATAGCGATGGAAGTACTATTGCAGGTCAAACCACAGCTTCTGTATTAACCATATTGAACTTAACTTCTGATACTGACATTAAAGTACAATTAGTTATGAACGGTACTGGAGACGATGACACTGCTACTTTTAGCAATCTTAGTATATTACCTTTAGAAATTTCAGGTTCTTGTGTTGCTAATACAAGTAAGGTGCATATAAAGAGTAGGAGTGAAGGTTCAGGTACTTATGATGGTCAAAATCATTATTATGATGGGTTAAGAGGATATGGGCAGAAAATACATACAAATCTAACTAATGCTGAAGAAAAAACTGAAGATGGATTGACTAGTTTTAATAATAACGGCATTACTCTTGGAACAAGAAACCAGATAAACTATGATGGTGATAATTTCGTCCTGTACCAAACTCTATACACTCACATTAAATGGGGTTTAACTTCACATAATAAATTCTCTATAGAAGCTTACAATCCAGTTACTAGAGAAGGTATGATAATGTACGAGGGTTCTGGTGATTACGGTCACGAGATTAGTCATAGTATGGGTGTTGAGCTTGATTATACAGATACAAAGAATTTAACTACTTCGGTAGATTGGTTTAGTAACAATAATGCCAAGAATAGTTATTTATTTCTTAATACGGATTCAGTGGTTGCTAGTCACACTGGAGGTAGTGTTGTTTCCGACAATAGTAAGATAACATTAGAAGATATTTGGGGACATTATAACGATACAGACACTTATATCATGTACTACAAATGTAAATCAGAAACATTCACAATAGGAACTTACATTGGTACTGGAGCTTCAGGGAATAAAATAGAAACACGAGATGTCTATGGTAATCCAGTGAAACTTAGAGATGTAGTTATTAAGAGAATTGATGCTACTGGTGATTGGTATCTGTGGGATACTGATAGAGGAGAACAGGGGCTAAAACTAAATCTAAGCGACAGTGAAGGATTGTATAATATTATTGTAGAGTACGGTAACTTTGCTCCAGACTATGATAGAAATACACTTAACGGCCAATACTTATACTTTGGCTATGTAGATACAAACGCTACAACAACGCCTGATGATAGTTACTTCAACTTACCTACAGACGATAGCAATTTGAATATTACTTCAGGTGTCTTTAGCTTTACAGAAGGCATTGACGAGCTAGGGTTTATAAAAAATACTCAGCAAGTTACCGAAACTATTGACTTTACAGGAGTTCAAGATGGACTTTATTGGGTAGGTAGACAACAGGATGGTGCTTATAGGTTTGAAAAGAATAAGCCAAGCCTAGGACTATATGAGAAGCAATTTGCTGATGATAATAGACTTGTGTTTGACAGTGAAAGTGGGAAGTTATTTGAGACTATTGGTGGTGAGTTGGTTACTAATGGGGACTTTAGTGATGGAACTACTGGTGGGTGGAGTCAGGTAGCAGGGTCAACTACATTTGAAGTAAGTAACGGGCAACTATTACTATCTGGTACTAGTGATGCTGATGCCTATGTGCGAATCGTGTGTACACCTCATTCAATATATAACTTTAAATTTGACTGTAGCACTGATGATGTGACTATACGTATTGGAAACGCTGGTAGGAATACAGACATATTTGTAGTGAATGTAACATCGGATAGAGAGATAATTTTTGAGACAAAGGATTACACTGATGTTTTCATAACTTTCATAACGAGGAGTGATGGGGATCACTACTTTGACAATATCTCAGTTTTTAAAATTATTCCAGATTTAGGCTCTGAACTACCACCTATAAGTTTTTTAGAAAATCCTATAATAGTTGCTAGTGAAACTCCGATGAGTATTAGATTAGACGATAAGCTTTTGAAAAATACTATGGAGAGTCTTGAAGTCCATAAGGAGCTTGAGGTTAAAGGTAAGGCTACTGTAAATGACTTAGAGATAGTTGATAGACCTATGTTTTTTGCCGGAAGAACTGCTGGTAATATAGAAACTGATATTATCATAGATTTCAATGATATTCAAGTAGATACACATAACGCTTATAAAGGTGGTGTGTGGCAGTGTCCTAAGGATGGGGTTTATATTGTTGACGCAAGTGCTAGAGCACAAACTGCTACAACAGGGGATGTAGGAGTTGACTTGATTGTAGGGTCATTGAAAACGACAGCATCATCATATAAAAGTGGGGATAACGAGAGATTATCTTTTTCAATGTCTATATCAAGCTATTTACATAAAGGTGACCTTATTTATGTGCAGTCATGGGGTTGTGACAGTGATGATTGTATATATGGGCATCTAACCCACTACACAAACCTATCAATATCATATCTAGGAGCATAGAATGAGAACTAATAAAATTATGAAGAGAGCTTTTAAGAATAGTTGTAATAACTATAAAGGGTTGGTTAATATTACTAAAGAGCAATTACTAAATAAGATACTAAGGATAAAAGATGATAATACAAAATAATAACGGAAAGATAACCATAGTGTCTTTGAGTGACGAGCTCTTAGACATCCACAAGACTTTAGGCTATGAGCTAATGGAACAACCTGATTTTGATGTAACTGGTAAAAAACTTAAGTTAGACGATGAAGGTAACTTAGTGGTAGATACTGAGCTTATGGAACAGCTAGAGAATGACAAAAGAGTTGCTTCAATTAAAGCTAAGGCTGGTGAATTAGTATTAGAGGAATATCCTATCTATAAACAGAATAATGTACTTATGGTAGGTGTTCAGGAAGATATTGATACTATGAAATCATACATCGAGAACATCAGAGACATCTCTAACAACGCAGAGACTGATGGTACTCTACTAGAGGATATAGATTGGACAAGGTAGAACAAGATATTGTAGATATAAAACTGGATATGCAACAGTTAATAGGTCTTCAGAGACAATCTACAGAGAATATAAACAAACTCTCAAAGGACTTAAGAGATACTGTATGTGCTTCTTCGAGGTGCACACAGCTCGAGAAGTCCTACGATGAGTTTAAGAAGCGTATAGAAACCTTAGAGTCAAACACAGTATATGGCTGTAATGCTTTAAAGGTTGCTAAGGCACAACACAAAGGTAGCGAAACCGTTTTAAGTGACTTACAAAAGGATATGGATGAACTAAAATCCATACCTAATAAGTTACTCTGGAGATTTGCTTTAGGTGTTGTAGGTGTGCTCAGTGCAGCATTTACATATAACTATATAATACCAAAATAAAGGAGATATTATGTTAAACTTTATAATTAATTTAGTGTTAAAGTTTGCTACAAGTAAAGTAGCTGAGGAATTAATAAGTGTGGGTATAAACAAATTACTAAAAGCAACTAATAGTGGTATAGGTAATAAACTTGCTGAGACTATGATTAATGGTGTTGTAGCTTCTAAGAGAAATCCTACAACTGATAAAGTATTTAAAGATGCTATATGTCTACTAAAGTAATAGATTTAGTCCAGTTTGTTCTAGATGAGGAGGGGTTTAGTAGTAAACCTTATAAGGATACCTTAGGCGTTATAACATTTGGGCACGGTCTTACAAATATAACTAAAGAGGAAAGTAGGTTAATAGTAGATGGTAGATTGAAAACTATAAATAATAGGTTGTATGATACTTATACCTGGTACAGAAACCTAGACTATCCTAGACAAGTAGTTATATGTAGTATGGTGTATCAACTAGGGTTCGCTGGTTTCTCTAGGTTCAAGAAGATGATTAAAGCATTATCTAACGAGGACTATAAAGAAGCAGCTAGACAAGGGTTAGACTCTAAATGGGCTAGACAGACACCTGAGAGGGCTAAACGCCAAATGGCTATCTTAGATAGCCCGGAGGAGCTTTAAGCTCTTCTAGGGTATTTAAAATAACAATAGGAGGAATAAATGGATATTCAAGATTGTGAATGTTACAAAGAAGATAATAATTGTATAATATGGCAATATAACTCAACACCTGATGGTGTTTTTATTATCCATATAGGAGGTGTTAATAAACGATTACTTTATCGCATGATGAAAACACTAATAGAAACTGAGTTTAAGAACCTTGATGTATTTATATATGATAATACAAGGTTTATTAATAATAGTAATTTAGATGGAGAATATAAAGATGGTACAAAAGTCTACAGATTTACAGGTATCAGATGATATACTAGAACTTAAACACCAATTAGAGAAACTCGACGGTGTTTATGAGCCTCCAACTAAGCATACATTCATTGACGGCATGTACTGTAGAGAAATGTTTATATTAGCTGGTACCATGATTATAGGGGCTAAACATAAACAACCGTGTATTAACTTACTTACAGAGGGAACTATCGTGGTTAGTAATGGTACTAAAGAGATTACACTCAAAGCACCACAGACTTTTATAGGAACTAAAGGTACACAGAAAATTGGATACGCTCTTACAGATGTTGTGTGGGTTAATGTATTTAGAACAGATGTAACTACTGTTGAAGAAGCAGAGTTAGAATTAATAGATGGTAATATTTATAAGGCGAAGGAGTCTAAATGGGTTACGCAATGACAGCAGTGGCTGTAGGGGCTTACAGCTCATATTCAGCAAATCAGAGAGCAGATGCACAAGCTAACGCTCAAAATGCAGCTAACGCTGAAGCATACAATAGAAGTGTCGAAAGAGCAGCACAAGACTCTGAGGACAGGAAGGCTGAACTACTTAGAAGATTTGGTATCTCTAGCAGTAAACTTAAAAATACATCACAGGATATAGCCAGAGGTACAGCTACACAATTAACAGCACTTGACATGGAACTTGCTAAGGCACAGAGTGTTACTGATAATAAATTAGCAACACAGCATATAACTGGTAGATTAGCTGATAGATTTAGAAATACTATAGATATACAAGGTGGTATGCAAAAAGGTAATATATTACAGAATACTGAAGCACAGCTTAAAGAAACAGGTAATAAACTAGAGACTATGACAATGAATTATGAGTCTGACCAACTAGACCTAGATATAGATTATAGTAATAGTATCAACGCAGCTAATAACCAATTAGTAGCTAATCACGCATATAGCCAGTCAACAGGGCTTGTAGGTATTATAGCAACTGGTGCATCTACAGCGTTGGCTGCTAAAGGTGCTAACTTAACATATGGAGGTAATTAGACTATGTCAGGATTAACATATACACAAACAACACAAGGAAAGGGTCTATCTACTCTTTCTGTACCTACAACAACTAAAGCTAGAGACACTAGAGTTGCTGCTGAGAAGAAATATATACCTAAAGGGTGGCAAGAAACTTTATTACCAACGCTATTAAATGTTGGTATACAGGGTATGGGTATGTATCACAATTCACAAGCTAGAAAAGCTAAAACTGCTGCTACAGCTTCATATATAGATAACTTAGCTAAAGATACTAAAGTGGGTATGACACTAGATGCTGTAGCTAAGGGTGCTGCTGATAAAACTATAACAGATAAAAAAGTAATAGAGGAAGCTAAAGCTAATGCGTCAAGCACTAAAAGATTAGAGTCGTGGGGTACGAGCTATAGTAACACTATAAATTCTTTAGATGATTATGATTTAAGTGAAGATGATAAACTTAGTATTATATCAGATATAAATAAAAACTATACATCTAAGGTTATAGAGCTACAGAAAGAAGTTTATGATGATAAGAAAAAAGAAGGAATACAAAGTCTTTCTTCAGATAACTTTAAAGATACAATGGTTAGTATCACAAGTGGTACTTATGACCCTAGTAAAATAGATACAGCTACAATAAATGGTTTAAAAGGATGGGGTGATAAACACGAGGATATAAGGAAAACTGTTAATAACAATGTAGTTAAATCGTTATCTTACATAGAACATAATAGTGATAAACTAGGTAAATTATATGCTTCATATAAAAACTATATTGATACAGAAACTAAAAAAGGAGATAAGTCTAAACTGACTCAAAATGATTTAACTACCTTTGGTAAGATACAAACTTATTATGATGCTGATGTAAAAAGAAATAAAGCAGTTAAAGCTGAAGACGCTAGAGCTACTAAGAAGGTGTTAACAGATACTATAAAAGTATATGAACAAACAAACTCTACTAAAGGTACTTATTCTTATAATGATATGTCTATAGCAGATGGTATGCTCACACCTACTAAATTTGGGACTATGTCTGCTATACCTATAGAATCGTTTAAAGATAAAGAGGCTATAATAAATAATGGGCATATACCAGAATACTATGAACTACTTATAAAAAATGGAGACTCTCCTGAGTTAGCTAGAATAAAAGAGAAAAAACTAATAGAGAAATATTACTATAATGCCCTAGGTGAGAAAATACAAGATGAGGATGGTATCACACGGGTGGATGTATCTACTGTTACAGACCCTAAGTTTAAAACTACTTTAGAGACTCATATTAAACAACAGGTAAATGAGTTATATAGTAATAATGATTTTAACTCACTACAGGAGGTAGCTAAGTTTAACCAGGATATTGTAACTAAGCAACTTAAAGGGCAAGTAACTACAGAGTTATCAACTGTATTTGGAACTGAAGATATTGCTACTAGAAATCAATTACTAGCAAACGCTAACGATAAGATAGACGCTATGGGACCTTTAGCTACTTCTCTTATATCGTCTAAAGATAGGAAAGCTCTTGAGTTTCTTAATCAAGACCCTACAAGAATAGATAGAGTAAATAAGTTTAGAAGTGGAGAGCTTAAACCAGAGGACTATAGATACAGTCAAACGGATTTTACTGAGAAAGTTAAAGGTCTTCCTAGTGATATACAGATACAAGTTAAAAAGGATTTTCAGGAGTATGGTATATTATATGGTGATACTATGACACCAGATGCCTTACTTGATAAAGCTGTAGCTGATAGTGCTAGTTTAACATTTACAAATAATGATTTAACACATTATATAGATACTAAGACTGGCTATGACCTTAGATATGCTACATCAGGGAGTCACGATATTACATATAGTAAACCTATAGCAAGTAAATTTGATGATAAAGAAAGCCTACATAAAGCATTGTTAGCAACCGGGGCTGCTTCTGTAGGAACACCTACATTTGCTAGTTATAGTAATGGTAAAATATTGCTTAGGACTAGAGACCCTAAGGGAAACTTAGTGAATTTATCAGCTCCAGGTATAGAAGGGTTCACACAAGTATATAATTATTATAAAAAGAAAAAGACTGATGTAAATGATGCTAGGCTTAGAGCATACAAACCTTGGTATTCGTGGATGGTGCATAAGCCAACTATTGAAGATAAACAAGGTTTAAAAAATTCTATTAATGGAGGTTAATAAATGGATAATATGATAAATAAAGGAGCTATGTTTGAAGATAACGTAGCTACACCTAATACACGGGCAACAGCACCAGAGGATTACTATAGTGACTATGACTATAATGATAACGATAGTATGGTGCTTAGAGCTGCTTACAACAGTAGTTCTGTAACTGCTGCTATAGTAAACAACCTAGGAGATGACGCAAGTCTACGTTATACTAACGAGGCTGTAGAAGCTGAAAAGAACTCTGGGTTTGAGTTCTCTTGGGATAAACCTGAAGTCCTTGATTATGTACATAGTCTACCTGATGATATACAGGAACAGTTGTCAGGTAGCTCAACTTCTATGACAGAGTTAGTATCTAAAGTAGCTAGAATACAGAAAATGGAAGAAAACAATGAAGTATTGTATGCTAACTACGGTGCTGTTGGTTCTTTTGCACTACAAGCAGCTACTGGGATATTTGACTGGGACTCTGTAGTTCCATTAGGCCTACTTGGTAAAACTAAAAAGTTCCTTGACTTAGCAAAAGTATCTGGAGTAGCTAGAAGAACATCAGCGTTTGCAGTAGCAGGTGGGATAGAGTCTTTTGCATCTGATGCCGTGTATCAATATGTACAAGGAACAGATAATAGTGATGAACGATTATATAGTTTTATAGGTGGTAGTGTATTATCGGCTGCTGCTAGTAAGTGGATGATGGATGTAACACCAGATAAAACGAAGATGTCTGTTGAAGACCCTGTATATGGACATAGAGAACCAACACCAGAGGAGTTAGCAACTGCTAAGGTATCTGATGGTAGTCTTAAAGTAGAAGCCTCTGAAGAGAAACTTAAAGAACATACAGAGAAGATTACAAAGCTTAAACAACGGCTTGGTATTGTTGATAAAGATAATACAGTAAAAAAGGGAAGTTTTAAAGACATAGGTAAGAAAACTACAGAGCAACATAAGAGTTCTATAGTTAAAGCTAAAGGTAATCTAAAAGATGAAGAGATTAGATTGACTAAACACACCAATAGCCTTGTAGCTGAAAACAGACAGTTAGAAAAGCAAGTGATTAACCATAAACGATATGAAGCTCGTAAAAAGTTCGATGAAGCTAAAGATACACACGAGAAAGCTTCAGAAGAGTTAGCTTCGCATATGAAATCTAAGAAGAAGATTATAACTCAACAAAATACTTTAATAAAGAGACTAAAGACTTTAGAAGCTAAACGTAATCAGAACTCTAAGACTCAGGTAAAGATTAAAGAAGTCAACAAAGCTATTATAGATAATAGTAAAATGTTAGATAACTCTAAGAAAACTGAGCTTGAATTGGAGAATAAAGTAGAGATAGCTAAAAGACTTAGAGAGAGAAGTAAAGTAACTATAGGTAAACACTATAAACCTGTGGGTTCTATCGATAAAGTTAAAGAGAGATTAACTAAGAATAAGCAAACTATAGCTGATAATACTAAGAGATTACAAGATACTAAGGTAACTAGAGAAAGATTAGGTAAGTTACATAAAGAACTTACACCTAAAACAAAAGAGTTACAGCTTAATGTAAATACAGCTTTAAAAAGATTTAATAACGCTTCAGAAGAGTTAGAGAATATAGCTGAAACTGTATTAGATGCTAAATATGAAGATGTAAAACTACAGTTGAATTGGTTTGAGAAAGCTATGTTATGGACACCAGGGAGTTATTTATTTAAGTCAGAGAATAAAACTTTAAATGGCATTGGTAGAAAGCTTATAGCACCTTACAAACCCGAGAAAAACTCTAAAGGTGAATATATGCCTACTAGACCTAATGCTATGTTCTATAAACAACAGTTTAGTAATTACCATAGAGAGATGTATGTTAAGACTTTACAAGCTTTTAATAAAGCAGTTAAAGACGAGGACTACAAAGGTAAATATGAACAGTTTATGGAAGATGTAGGTACTGAGTATCGTAAAGCTTCTACAAAGGCCCTTAAAGAAGCACACGAGAGTATATCTAGTAATCTTACAGACGCTGAACTACTAGAGGCACTTACTAAAGCTGAAAGCTCTTTAAACATAGAGTATAAACATGGTATTACTGGTATTAATGATGCAGCTAAAGCAGTTAAAGAATACTTACTTAAATATGGTAAAGCTGGTAAAGACCTTAAAGCAACAGGTATGGAAAATGTAATATTAAATGGGAGTTACCTAAGTAGGAACTTTAATTATAAAGCTATAGAAGCTATAGGTAGAGATAAAGCAATAGCTAAACTAGCTCAAGCTATGAGAGAGCATCCAGTTAATGTCCATCTAGGTGGTGAAGAACTCCTAGAAGAAGCTACACACATCATAAACAAAGTAAGTGATAGAGGTGTTTTATATGACTCGCTTATAGGTGTTGATGATACTAATGTAAAAAGTCCTTCAGCAACACGGGGCAGAACTATAAGTTTCTATGAAGCTGATGTAGCTGATATACTAAATAAAGACTTAAATAATGATTTATTAGCTTATAATTATAAGATGTCTGGTAGATTAGCGTTGAAGAAAGCTTTAGGTGTTGATACTAGAGCACAAGTTACTGAATTATATAGTAAACTGCTTAATGAACAGGGACTTAATGCTAATGATATTAAAAACCTTAATGCTGTTGTAGATACAGTGCTAGGAACTAGGGAGATAATGAAGAACCCTACTTCACTTGCTAACACGGCTATGAGAATGGCTACTAAAGCTAATAGTATTATCTATGGTGCTAATTTTGGTATTACATCACTAACAGAGATGGCTAATATTGTAGGAACTACAGGGATAAAGAATACACTTGGATTACACTTTGACTCTATAAATAGTGCGTTTAAAATGGCTAAAGGAGAAAATGTACCTATAGAGTGGATTAATGAGTTACAATCAGTAGGGTTGTTAGGTGATATTGTACACGGACTACACATGCAGAGATATGATATGTCAGAGAGTATTTCAACTGCCAATGCGTTAGAGAAATCACTAGATTTTGGACAACACTTTGTACATAAGATAAGTGGGTTACAACATACTACGGAGGCTCAAAGAGCTATAACTATAGGTGCTGGTTTTAATGATATTACATCAATGGCTAAGAAATTAGAATTGACTGAAACAGATAAGATGAGATTAGCAACATATGGGCTATCTATGGACGACCTTAATCAAGTACGTAATCTAGTAGATACAGGAGTGGTTAAATATGATGATAGTGGTAAATTACTATCGTTTGGTTTTAATCAATGGGACGAGGCTCTACAGGAAAAGATACAGTCAGGACTATATACACACTTAGGTAATACTGTATTACACCCTGATGGAACTAATCTACCTATGTTTGCTACAGACCCTAATAGTTTTTTAGCTAAGATTACATTACAGTTTATGAGGTTTCCTATGGCGTCACATGAAAAATTGTTCCTAAGAGGACTGTCACAAATGGACTCAAGACAAGTAACAGGTATAATAAGTTCACTGGCATTGTTTACATTAGTAGCTAAAGTAAAAGACTTAGGTAAAGAAGATGAACGCTATGATTTAGACACAGAAGACGGTGTTAATAATCTAGTAGGTTACTTAGCATCTAATATGTATTTTGGAGGTTCTTTTGTAACAGCAGCAGATACAATAAGTTCATTCTTAACAGGACATCAATTACATTCTGCTTATAGTCAAGGTACTGGTAGTGTACTTGGTGTTACTAATGCTACCTACGGTAGTTTTCAAAGAGCTTCTAATAAGATGGTAAAAGGTAAATATATGGACGCTTTTACAACACTACAGAACCCTGCGTGGCATATACCTATATTAGGTGAAATCACGAAGGAATATTTAAAAGAGGATTAAAATATGGCAAAAGCTAGTTTAGAGAGTTTAAATACTCTCCACGACTTAGTGGCTAAAGAATTAGCTAAGGGTCTTCAAGACCCTAAGATACTCTCAGCTGCTATAAAGTTCTTAAAAGATAATGATATTACTGCTGATTTAATGACTAATGAGAGTGAAAACTCTCTAGGAAGTGCAATCAGAGAGCATTTAAAGATGCCAAGCAAGACAGAGAAGCTATCTGTTGATGATATGATGGCTATGGGGGCGTAAAGCCATTTTAAGGCACCTAGAAGGTCATAAGTCTTTCTAGGTAACCTATGGGTCTCCTGAGGGCTTTAAAAGCTCTTAGGTGTCTTATAGACAATAATTACAATAAACTTAGGAGGTTTATATGGATAACACTAAACAGCAAGAATTAGAATTACAAGCTATTACAGATTTTAGAGTATTTGCTATGTTAGTATGGGAACATCTACGGATGCCTAGACCTACTGAAATGCAATTCTATATAGCTGATTTCTTACAAGAAAAGCACCCAAGAAAATTCTTAGCTGCCTTAAGAGGTATAGGTAAGACTTACCTTGGTGGTACTTACGCTTGTTGGAAGTTACTGAGAAACCCTAATGAAAAGATACTTGTTGTATCTCAAAGTGGAACACACTCAGACGCTATTGCTCAGTTTATTCGTAAGCTGATAGATACTATGCCTATGTTAATACATTTAAAACCTGATATGGGTAAAGGACATAGAACATCTATAACTAGCTTTGATGTTGGTGGCAGTGATATTACTGTACAACCTAGTGTTAAATCTCTGGGGATTACAAGTCAGTTACAAGGGAATCGTGCATCATTATTAATCTCAGATGATATTGAAGGTAAACAGAACTCTGCTACAGAAGTTAGGAGAGAACAACTATCATTACAAGCAGCTGAATTTGAGGCTATATTAATGACTACTGATGATGCAGAGATATTAGTTTTAGGTACTTACCAAGGTGCAGAAAGTATATACCACGGTTTTACAAAAGATGGTTATGTAACTAGAGTATTCCCAGCTAGATACCCTCAAGATACATCTATTTATAATGGTTGTTTAGCTCCTTACATAGAAGAGAGATGTAATACACAACCTGAACTTATAGGACAGCCTATAGATACAAGATTTACAGATGAAGATTTAATCCGTAGGGAAAATAGATATGGTAAGTCAGAGTTTAACTTACAGTTTCAACTAGATACATCACTAAATGATGCTAATAAATATCCATTGAAACAGTCTGATTTAATAGTAACTGATTTAGATACATTTGAAGGACCATCTGCAATAACTTGGAGTTCTGAGAGTTCTAAGGAGATACAACAGATACCTAATGTAGGTTTTAGAGGGGATAAATTACATAGACCAGGAACTATATCAACCGACCTTAAACAATATGAAGGAGTTATATTAGCGATTGACCCTAGTGGTACAGGTTCAGATGAGACTGGTTGGTGTGTAATAGCCCACTTACTTGGTAGATTATATGTATTAGACTTTGGTGGTTTCAATGGTGGATATACTGAAGAGAACTTAATGTTCTTAGCCAATAAAGCTAAAGAGTTCAAAGTACACGACATCTATATAGAGCAAAACTTTGGGGATGGTATGTATAGAGCCTTATTAGCACCCATAGTTAACTCGGTGTATCCTTGTAATATAGAAGAGGTTAGAGTAAATACACAAAAAGAGGTTAGGATAATAGATACATTAGAGCCTATAATGAATCAGCATAGGTTAATATTTAACTATAGTTCAGTTCACAATGATGTAAATAGTGCTATAGGAGACCCTAAGAAGTTGATGTACTCATTGATGTTTCAACTATCACATATCACTAGAGATAGACAGTCATTACGACATGACGATAGACTGGATGTATTAGCATTAGGTGTTAGTTATTGGTTGGAACGAGATGTACTTGAACAGAACCTTGATAATGCCTTAGCAGCTTATAGGTCTAAACAGCTTGACAAACAACTTAAAGACTTTATAAGGAGTTACAAAACTAATCCATTGAATAAATCTAGGTTTGGTAGTGGTAATAAACCTAAAGCCCTTGAAGGACTTAGAGGATATAGTTAAAACCTCTCTGAGGCCCTCTGTTGAGGGCTTTAGAAGCTATTTTGTACTTTGACTGGACATAATAGGAGAAGAACATACTAAAATGATAACAAACATAAAGTTTACTATCGTTCTATATGATGCTGCTTCACTAGAAACATTGACTCATACTATTCTTTAATGAGCCCTCTTGCCTCCGAGGGTTCTTTAAAGTATATGCTGAGTGATATACACTACGATGTTACAATCATAGAATAATACTTTTGCAGGTACTATGGTAGTAAGGCTTGATGCACCTCGTGACCTCTTGTAGTGTGTATCGTTTCTAGGGATGCAGAAGAACAAAACTAAATGAAAAACAACATAAAGACTATGGTAGCTCTGTTTAGATTCCTAGAGTTTCCTACAAGATGCTTGTATCTCTGTTTGGATTCCTTAGGAACCTTACAGAACAAACTACTAATAACTACTTATTGTAATCACATAATACTATGTTACAATAGCTCTAGGATACTTTAAGAATCTTCTAGGTGTTTCAAAAATACCTCAGAAATTCCAAGGGGTATCATCAAAATCACAGAGCCTCAAAGTCCCCCATAAGGGTCTAAAACTCACTTCAAGACACTCTAAGTTCTTCAAGATATCCCTGAGATGCCTATCATAATGTATCTTAAATTTCTATAAGATACCTACAAATCTCTTAAGGTGTTACAAATCACTACATATTACCTTACTATTGTTACTAATCTACACATCCACTAAGCCACTCCAGGTAATCTCTAAGCCCTTTAAGTATTCTTTAAGCTTCCTTTCGATAACCTCTATCTTTCTTTAATGCACCTAGTCAAACATAACATTCCCTAA